TAGATGGTAGGAAACTACACATCAGAAGTTATCACAGTGCTTTAAATACTCTGATCCAGGGAGCAGGTGCAGTCATCTGTAAACAGTGGTTAGTGCAGATGATGGATCATGCGAAGAACCTAGATGTAAAGTTGGTAGCATCTATCCATGATGAGTATCAATTTGAAGTACATAAGAAAGACACAAAAGAATTTTGTGAGATAACGAAGAAGGCTATGAAAGAGACAGAAGAAATCTTTAATATTAAATGCCCACTTGATAATGAATATAAGGTGGGACAAACATGGGCCGACACTCATTAAAGAAAGGAGAAAATAAAACTTGACTTTATAATTCTAATTTGTTATTATGTATCATCAACAAACCTTATGAAGGAGATAAAGAATGAGTAATGTAATTTCTGGTACTGCTTACTGGGCATCTGTTATAACCCCTAACACACGGTTTGATCCTGATGGTGTGTGGACTATTGATGTTGGGAACTTGGATGATCTCAATAAGAAGAAGGCTCAAAAAGCTGGCCTTACCCTAAAGAATAAGGGTGATGAGAAGGAAGACTTTGTTACGATGAAGCGTAAAGTTCGTAACGCTAAAGGTTCCCTTAATCGTCAGCCTAATGTAGTTGATGCTAACAAGCGTCTGATTACAGATACCATGATTGGTAATGGTTCTAAAGTTAATGTACTTTATGAGCCGTTTGAATGGAATTTCGGTGGGAAGACTGGTGTTTCTGCCGATCTACGTGCGGTGCAAGTGACCGAATTAGTGCCGTACTCAACCGAAGAGGACGATGCTTTCGATGTAGTCCCTGACGGTTTTACTTCCGATGAAGCTGAAGACATCCCCTTTTCAGCTTAACCTTTAACTTGGAGGGGGAGAGTATATAAAGTATGTATGCTCTCCCCATTTTTTATTATGAAAAATATTAGTTCCTTGATTAAAGATATCTATACTTTATTTAAAGATGATAAAGGATGTAAACTAAAACCTAAAGAACGTGACGCTATCATAGATACGTGCGTTGAAAATATTAGAGAACAACTTACAACTTCTATAATGGGAAAGGATAGGGACGCATCTAAATTAAGGATGTCTAATGTTGGGTATCCTGATAGACAATTATGGTATCAATGTAATAACAACAAAAGAGAGGAGCTACAAGATCACGATCCAATAAAGTTTTTATATGGACATATCATAGAGGAGTTAGTCTTTTGCTTTGCTAAACTAGCAGGACACATAGTAACAGACCAACAAAAAGAAGCTAACCTTGAAGGTATTAAAGGTCATATAGATGGGCGTATAGATGGAGTGTTAGTTGATGTTAAGTCTGCTTCACCTATGAGCTATCGTAAGTTTAAAGATAGAACATTATATAGTGATGACCCTTTTGGATACCTTGATCAGTTATCTTCTTATGCTACAGCATTGAAAGCTAAAGAAGCTGGCTTTCTTGTAATGAATAAAATATCTGGTGAACTTTGTTGGATGGGGTTAGATGAATTAGAGATTGCTGATACATCCCATCGTATTAAATATTTAAAAGGGATGGTTAAAGAAACCATTCCACCAGCAAGGTGCTACTCTGATATACCAGAAGGTAAGTCAGGTAATTATAAGTTAAATATAAATTGTTTTTACTGTTCATATAAAAAAGAATGTTGGGAAGATACTAACAATGGTCATGGGTTACGAGTCTTTATGTATAAGAAAGGGCCAGTATATCTAACTCGTGTTAGTAGAGTACCTGATGTTCCTGAAGTAAGGATTTAATTATGAAGACATCTTCAGCCAAAGCTAAAGGACGTAAGCTACAAGACTGGGTTAGGAGTAAACTCATAGAATATTTGGATGAAGATAATACCCATGACTTAGATAAAGAGATTACTACAGCTATCATGGGAGAGAATGGAGCAGATGTTAAACTTAGTAGTATGTGTGAACATCTGTTCCCCTTCTCTATTGAGTGTAAGAACCAAGAGAAGTTTACTGGTATTTATAATATGTTAGACCAAGCACAAAGTCATGGTGATTTACCACCAATTCTTTTTATTAAAATGAACAGGAGAAAGCCATTGGTTATACTAGATGCAGAACAATTTTTAGAAGATTATTTCTATGAAGTATTTGATTAAACAAAGAAGGGATAGTAAACTATCTTTACATATTAAATATAATAATAGGACTAATCTATTATATAAAATGGAAAAGAAAATAAAGAAAGACAGCCCTGAACAATGTTTGTTTATTGCTGTTATTCTCCAAGCATTACTGGATGCTAGTAAACCTAAAACAGAAACAGAAACAGTTGAGATTAATTATAATAGAGAAAGAGCAAGGGCTTGGTTCTTTGCTAGTGTAGGTGTAACGTGCAAAGATTATATGACAGTATGCGATCACGCTGGAATAAACTATTCAGACACCAGACTATTCGCTCACCAGTTAATACAGTCAGACAACAAAAGAAAGATACGCCAGAAGATCAATCTAATATTGAGGAAAGACCTTCCAATCAAGATAATGTAAATAGTCCTGTACATTATAACCAAGCTGGTATAGAATGTATTGATGCTATTGAAGCAGCATTAGATGAAGGTTTTGAATATTACCTTCAGGGTAATGTGATGAAATACTTATGGAGATATAGGTATAAGAATGGTGCGGAAGATTTAAAGAAAGCTGAATGGTATAATAGAAAACTTATAGAGTTAAAGGAGAAGAAGTAATGGGGTACGGTCCACAAGTTCAAGCCTGTGAAGAATTACACGCAACTAAATATCGTTTACCAAATGAGAGCTTTGAAGAAGCAGCTAATCGTAATGCGTCTGCTATGTCAGACGATGAAGATCATAGGCAAGAAATAAAAGAAATCTTTTTAAATCAAAGGTTTATGCCAGCAGGTAGAGTTCAATCAGCAATGGGGAGTCCACGAGATGTTACTGCATATAACTGTTTTGTATCAGGAGTCATTGAGGATAGTATGGAATCCATTATGGCAAGGGCTACTGAAGCTGCTGAAACGATGCGGAGAGGTGGGGGAATTGGGTATGACTTTAGTCGCATACGTCCTGATGGTGACAGGATTGTTAGCCTTGATAGTTCCGCTAGTGGGCCTGTATCTTTTATGCACATATTTGATGCGGTTTGTAGAACGATAGTCTCTGCTGGTCATAGACGAGGAGCTATGATGGGGGTCTTACGTGTAGACCATCCAGACATAGAACAATTTATTAGGGCCAAACAGAACCAAGATAAACTTACTAACTTTAATATATCAGTGGGAGTTACTGATGAGTTTATGCAAGCTGTTATACGTAACACTCCATTCCAATTAAAGTTTAATGATACAGTCTATAAAGAAATAAATGCTGTAGCTTTGTGGGATGAAATTATGAGAGCTAATTGGGAGTGGGCTGAACCTGGGGTTCTATTTATAGATAGAATAAACCAAGACAATCCCCTCTGGTATTGTGAAACTATTGAAGCTACCAACCCATGTGGTGAGCAACCTCTTCCACCATTTGGTGCTTGTCTACTAGGTAGTTTTAACTTAGTTAAATATGTAGAGAATAAGGTGTTTAACTTTGATATATTTAAAGAAGATATTTTCTCAGTGGTACGTGCAATGGACAATGTTATTGACCGTACTCGTTATCCACTACCAGATCAAGAGACTGAAGCAAAGAATAAAAGAAGAATGGGATTAGGTATCACTGGTCTTGCTAACTGTCTTACGATGGTAGGTCTACGGTATGGATCAGATGAAGCTGTACGCTTTACAAGAAAGATAGGCAGAGCTTTATCTTATACAGCCGTAGAAGCTAGTTGTAACCTAGCTAAAGAGAAGGGAGCATTTCCTTTTTACAATCCTGAATACTTAAAGAGTGGGTATGTAAAGAAACTTCCACCAGACCTACAAGATAGGATAGCTAAGTCTGGTATACGTAACAGTCATCTAACTAGTATTGCTCCTACTGGTACAATTAGTTTCACGGCTGATAATATTAGTAGTGGTATTGAGCCTGTCTTTATGCATGAGGTAGACCGTACTGTAATCCAAGAGGGAGGTGCTCAGATTGTAAAGTTACAAGACTATGTGTATAATAATCTTGGGATTAAAGCAGAGACAACTGAAGACCTAACAGTAGAGGATCACCTAAAGATGCAGGTTGCTATTCAACCATTCATAGACAGTGCTGTATCCAAGACTATTAATGTAGGTGATAACGTAACCTTTGAAGAGTTCAAAGATGTTTATATAAAAGGATGGAAGGGAAAGTTAAAAGGAGTTACTACGTTTAGACTAGCAGGTAAAAGGTATGGTATACTAAATAAGAGTGAGCCTTCTGTAAAAGAAGAAGAAGGTGCAGCTTGTTTCATTGACCCTGTAACAGGACAGAAGGAGTGTGGCTAATGGTGTATCGTAGTATAGAAGATAGGATAGACGTTCTCAAAACAGAACTTAAATTCTTAAAAAATAAGTATGAAAATATGGATAGTGATGGAGGTAGATTTAATACTGCTGCTCAAGTTCTTGAAGAAATCATAGATGAATTAGAATTTAAAAACTCATGGCGAAGACATTAGGAGATATTATGAAACAGTTATTAACAAAAATATTAGGAGGAAGTAGTTTAGGACTTACCATTATTTATACTATGGGTCATATCTGTATTGCTATGATCGTTGTTAGCATCTTAACAGGTGCTAGTTTATGGGAAGCTGGAGCCGTAGCATTAGTTGAACCAAGTGTTAATGGTATATGGTTCTATGTATTACATACTTTATATAAAAGATATAAGGAGAATTAAATGGCAACAGGTTTCTTTATAGCAATGGTTATTATACAAGTAGCTCCAATAGCACTACACATTCTTAAAATAATATAAAATAATCCTTGACAAAGACTATATCTTTTGTTATGATATGTAGTAGTATGGGTAAGTTATTGCTACATATAGGATAATTTACCTACTTGCTTTAATAAAGGAGAGAAAAATGTATAGTAATTTTTATGGTGATTTTGTTCATGCCATGTTTGATGATGTATTTAGCATGAGGCGTGGACCTTCAGGAAGGTATGCACAACCTACTGTGTATGTAGTATCAGAAGAAAGAATGAAAGAGTTGGAACAACAAAGACAAAAGAAAACTCTAGCATCTATTGATGAAAAGATAGAGGAACTCCAGACATACCGAAAGTCTGTAGAAGATTCCCTACCTCAATTAGAACATAAAGAATAGGAGGAGTGAAAAGGTTTATGTATCAGAGACAACCAACGATTTATATTGGCTACGATGCCAGAGAACATTTAGCTTTTGAAACATTAGTTAAGTCTATTGAGCTTACTTCCTCAGTAAAGAACTTAAATATTGTAAAGCTAGATCAGTATGCACTAAGGTCTGCTGGATTATATCGTAGAGCATGGAATAATAATCCTGATAATAAAAATCAAAAGATTGATCTTAATGATGGTAAACCTTTTTCCACTGACTTCAGCTTTACTAGGTTCTTAATCCCCCACTTAAATCAGTATGAAGGATATGCAATCTTTATGGATTGTGATATGCTAGTACGTTCAGACATCATGGAAGTCTTTAATAGATACACTGAAGATGTTCATGCTGTCTCTTGTGTGTGGCATAACTACCAACCTAACAATACAACTAAGATGGATAACCAAATACAAGAGTCATACTCAATGAAGAACTGGTCTAGCTTTATGCTGTGGAATTGTGGACATAAAGCTAATCTTAACCTTACTGTAGATGATGTTAATACCAAGTCTGGTCACTGGCTGCACAATTTTAAGTGGTTAGATGGTTGGGCGCATGGAAGGATGACACAGTATCCTATCGGAAGAATTGAAG